AACGTAGCCTTTCTAGTAGAGATGTAGAAAAGTATGTAGACGGTGAAGATGAAGTTGTTGATATGGAAATATTAATTAACGAAGTAGCCTTATTACGTAACAAATGGTTAGGTATCATGAAAGGATTGGATACTAAACAATGGCAACTTGGACATATAGTTAAATTACGTACTGCTGGAATGGAAGATATTACATTGTAATGCCAACATTTCCATTTTTCAAATTTATAAATGGTGTTGTTGTATATGAAATTTGGCCTAATAACAGTGATCACTATTATGACGGAACTTTTGATAAAGTATTCCAACAACAATTAAGCAACGAACAAATAAACTTACAACCTGGCGATAAATTGATTGTTAATTGTTGCAATGAAGGTCCGGGTCCTGTAGAACTACTTCAACCTCTTGATTATTTAACAAAACACTATGATGTACGTGTGTTATTTAGTTCTGCTATAACACAACAAACAGAATATCCTTATATGTGTTACATCGAACATATGGTAAATCATTGTGGATTCGTTGATCACATAGATAGTTTAGATGTTGATTGGGAAAATATAACAATTGAAAAATCATTTATATCTTTAAACCGTAGAGCAACATTAGAAAGATGTAAGTTAACAAAAAAACTATTAGATAATTTTGACCATGACACATTTTTAATTAGTTGTGGATCAGAAAAAAATCCTATTTGGAATAATTCCGAACATCCACAATACCAACAGTTACACAATGCAGTACATCCGCACAAAATTCCAATATTACTAGATGGTGAAATTGGTGGAATGGATGATCAACATTGTAATACTACTAATAATTGGTTTTCATGTTTACTCTATGTTGTCACTGAATCAAGTGATCAAACAGATATAGGCTGGACAGAGATATTCATCACTGAAAAAACTTTTAAATCGTTTATGTATAGACAGATTCCTATTTTCAATGCTGTTCCTGGTACTGTAAATGTGGTAAGAAATTTAGGTTTCGATGTGTTTGATGATATTATTGATCATAGTTATGACACTATTAATGACTCTGAAACACGTATGCAAACTATGGTTGTCGAATTAAAAAAGATTACTGAAAAATACAATATTGATGAGATGACAGATTTGCGTAAAGAATTATGGCCACGTATAAATAAGAACGTCGAATTAGTACACTACTATAACAAACGACACAATACAACAATGATGGAATATTTTAGTAAGTTATCAAATGAGTTTTTCTAATCCCAACGATAGTCATACACATAGTTTAGAAGTACTAAACGAATTAGAACAATTTGAAGAATTGATGATCAGTATATCTAATGTATTAGATATTGGGTGTGGTAAACATGCAAAAGATTTGTTATGGTGGGCAAATGCATCAATAGAAGATGACAACGGAAATAAAGTACCATTAAACATCAAATGTTATGGTATTGATTTAGTCGACGACATCATACCACAAGGCGCACAAAATATAATATATACAAAACAAGACTTTGAGGAAGAAATATATTCAAAAATTAACTATGATGTTTTGTGGTCACATGATAGTTTTCAGTATGCTACAAATCCAATTAACACATTGAGATATTGGTCTAAATTAATAAATGAAGGTGGTATGCTTGTTATCCAAATACCTACTTCTGTAACTACTGTATACAATAAATTTCACTGTTCACGAGAAAGTGGCATTTATTTTAATCATACTGTTGATTCACTAATGCAAATACTTGCGTTAAATGGATTTGATTGTAGTGATGGTTATTTTCAGGAAAATAATGGATGGATAAGATGTGTAGTTTATAAAAGTGATCTAACTCCAATGGATCCTAGAACTACAACTTGGTATAACTTAGCAGATACAGGTTTATTACCCGACAGTGCTGTTAATCTTATCAATAAATACGGTTATGTTAAACGTGAAGAACTTGTTTTATCTTGGATAAGTGGCAGTAATCAATATTTTGGAATATAGATGAAAGCAACAATAGTAACAGGGGGCTTCGACCCATTACATTCAGGACACATAGCATACTTCAAAGCAGCTAAGGCATTAGGTGATGATGGAGAATCTATATTAATTGTTGGACTCAACTCAGATGAATGGTTAACACGTAAAAAAGGTCGCCCATTTATGCCGTGGGAAGAACGTGCAAGTATTATTAGAGAACTAGAATGTGTGGATGATGTAATTGCTTTTGATGATTACGATGGTTCTGCAATTGACTGTATATATAAAGTAGGCGACAAATATCCTTATCACGATATAGTTTTTGCCAATGGTGGTGACAGAGACCACAACAATATTCCTGAAGCAGACGCCACAACACAAGATGTAACATTTGCATTTGGAGTAGGTGGTAAACGTAAAGCAAATTCATCAAGTTGGATATTAGATAATTGGAAAGCACCCAAAACAGAAAGAGATTGGGGTTACTACAGAATCATACACGAAGTTCAAGGTACTAAAGTAAAGGAACTAACAGTTGATCCTGGACAAAAACTGTCAATGCAGAAACATGCGAAACGCAACGAATACTGGTTAGTAACAGAAGGTGCTTGTGAAGTATTAAGTCAAACAGAAGGTGGTTATCAAATGCCTGTTGTAAGACTTGAAAAACATGACGAATATACTATCATATGTGGTGACTGGCACCAACTATACAACCCATACGATAAACCTTGTAGAATAGTAGAAATTCAATACGGTGAACAGTGTATTGAAGAAGATATAACAAGAAAATAAAAAAAACCTTGTATTTTGTTTTTAGTCGGTGTATAATATAACTTAACAAAAACAAAAAAAGGGAAAAAATGGGAAATATTACTATTAAACAAGGTACATACCTTGGTCAATTAATTAAAAATCAAGAATTCAAATTAGTTCAAGGACCACTTGAGAGTAGAAAAGGTACATACTATCGTGTGAGACCTAATGGAACTTATGGTGGTGATAAAGTAACTATAAGTGTATACACGGATCCAACAACAACACATATGAATGACAGTGTTATACCGTTACCTTCGAATGCAACAGTTAAGACTGTTAGTAATAAAGAAGAAACAGATGACCAGATCATGGAGCGTATCGGTGCTAGGTTTGATATCTTAGACGAAATGACTAAAGCATCAATTAATTCTGATGTAAAAGCAATGATTGTTAGTGGACCACCAGGTGTTGGTAAATCTTATGGTGTTGAAAAGCAACTTAGTAAAGCAAATATGTTTGATACTATTGCACAACAAAGACCTAAGTATGAAGTTGTAAAAGGTGCGATGACACCTATTGGATTGTATGCAACTTTGTTTAGACATAGTACTAAAGGACACGTACTAGTGTTTGATGATTGTGATGCAATTCTACACGATGAGTTAAGTTTAAACATTTTAAAAGCGGCACTTGATAGTGGAAAACGTAGAAGAGTACACTGGAGTTCAGACTCGCACGTATTGCGTAGAGAAGGTATTCCACACGTATTTGACTTTCATGCAAGTGTAATTTTTATTACTAACTTGAAATTTTCAAACATTCGTAGTAAAAAGTTACAGGATCACCTAGCGGCATTACAAAGCAGATGTCACTATTTAGACCTTACATTAGATACTATGCGTGATAAGATTTTAAGAGTTAAACAAATTGCAAAAACAGGTGAACTATTTAAAGGTTATAATCTTGATAGTAATACTGAGAATGAAATACTTGACTTTATGGAAGAGCATAAAGATAAGTTAAATGAAATGAGTCTTAGGATGGCTTTAAAGATCGCTGATCTATATACAGTCAATCCTGAGAAATGGAGATTCCTAGCAATGAATACTTGTATGAAGTATAGTTGATAGTGAATAAGAGACGTAGGTTTTAAGGGTAGTTTCCATACCCTTCCCAAAGTCCAAGAAAACCTTCGTCTCCTCAGGTGTAGATGTAGAGTTTGCACCTGTAACTCGGGTAACACACTTTTTTCCTTTTTTTGTTTTGTTGTGTGTTACCCACCCTATTAATAAGTAGTGTTTATGTTAGCGAAAATAGTAGTACGTGATGAAGTAAATTGTAACTTGAAAGACTTAAGTCTTGATATGCGCAAAAAACTTGTCCGACAATTTAAATACGAAATACCAAGTGCCAGATTTATGCCAGCATACCGTTTAGGTAGATGGGATGGCACTGTGTCCTTTTTTAATTTAGGTGGAAGTACATATGTAAACTTACTACCTGAAATACTTTCGACTTTAATGGATGAAGGTTGGGATTTTGAATTAGAGGATACAAGAGACTACGAACGTAACTTTGATTTAGAACTGGTAAGTGAAAATTCATACAAACATATTAAATGGCCTGATGGACATCCAGTTGCAGGACAACCTGTCGAATTACGTGACTATCAAATACAAGTAATAAACGATTACTTAAAAAATCCACAGTGTTTACAAGAAGTAGCAACTGGTGCTGGTAAAACATTAATGACTGCTGCACTCTCGGAACGTGTAGAACGTTACGGTAGATCAATTGTAATTGTTCCAAACAAATCATTAGTTGTACAAACAGAAGAGGATTACATTAACATGCAATTAGATGTAGGTGTATTCTTTGGTGATAGAAAGGAATTTGGTAAAACGCATACTATATGTACTTGGCAAAGTTTAAATAGTTTATTAAAGAACACAAAGGCTGGAATGGCAGACATAACAATAGGTGAATTTGTTGAAGATGTGGTTGCTGTTATTGTTGACGAGGTACATTCAGCAAAGGCTGATGCATTAAAAACTTTACTTACTGGTCCACTTGCTAAAGTTCCATTACGTTGGGGATTGACAGGTACAGTACCTAAAGATGATCATGAGTTTAAATCATTACAAGTAAGTATTGGTGATGTTATAAACAGAGTATCTGCAAAAGAATTACAAGACAAAGGTGTATTAGCAAACTGTCATGTCAACATAGTACAACTAATTGATCATGCCGAACATACAAACTACCAAAGTGAATTGAAGTATTTGTTAAGTGATGAAGATAGATTGGATGTTATGTCACAACTGATACTTAAAGCAAATGAAGGTGGTAATACATTAGTCCTAGTAGATAGAGTACAAGCAGGTAAAGACTTAGTAGAACGATTAGGCGAAACTGCTGTATTTGTAAGTGGCTCAACAAAAGGTGCTGATAGAAAAGAACAGTATGACGAGGTAAAAACTTCTGATGATAAAATAATTGTAGCAACGTATGGTGTTGCCGCAGTTGGTATTAACATTCCGCGAATATTTAATTTAATGTTAATCGAACCAGGTAAGTCATTTGTTAGAGTAATACAATCAATTGGACGTGGTGTACGTAAAGCAGAGGACAAAGACTTTGTACAAATATGGGATATTACATCAACTTGTAAGTTCGCTAAAAGACATTTAACAAAACGTAAACGCTTTTATAAAGATGCAAACTATCCATTCTCTTTAGAAAAACTAGACTGGAAATAGTGTTTAATGAAAGTTATAGATTTAAGAGATCGTAAAACTAATTGTATAATATTACATTATCCAACAGGTACAGGTGGTAAGACACTTGGTAATGGATTAACATTGTCTAGTAATTCTGTTTTACAAGATTACAGAAAAATAAACTATACACAACAAGAAAAATATTTTTATCTGATTGAATCATTACACACGGTACATAATTCAAATGTATGGAATGATTTATGTTTAACAGATGCAGATTTATTTGGATTCAATGAAGTCGATCAAGCTTCAATGAACGACATACGTTTTCATGAAATCAATCCTACATTCCTAAAAGTTATTGAAAGAGAATTATTCTTTGTAATCACAACACATGACGAAGTTGAATTAAAACAAAGATTGTTATGTTTTCCTGATGCTACTGTAATATGGTTTACAAATGTAAAACAACTACCAGAAAGATATTTCTCAAAAGGTAACAGTTACAAAAGTTTATTAGAATCAAATTTGAATATAGCATGGAATAGTATTAGTGATAACTCTTGGGGTGAATGTCCTACGAACATAGAGCAGTACAATAATTTAGATAATAAAATTAAGTTAGAATTAGAAACATTTCACGACAATATAATTTTGGCAAAATTACAAAATTCATACGAAAATTGGAATAACATCCCTTTTATTGAAGACTGTTTAGTTTTTAATTCAACACATTTACATGACAGTACAAAGTTCTTATCTTCTTGTAACGAACTATACGGTAAATTAGGGTTGGAAAGCTACAACGAAAAATATATTCAAAATTACCATTCTCTATGGATGAAAGTTGCTTTTAGGTCAAGCTGACAAAATATTAAGGTGAAGTTACATTAAAATATAAGTAACTTTTTTATAAAAATCCAATATGCGCATTCATACACTTGAAAATAAATCTTACGAAATAAATGAATTACCAGAAACAATAGAAGATATAAGGTTTGCTGTATTTGATAACAGTAATCCTAAAGATGCAGATTATTTTTTTATACCTCTAATATTCTTAGAGTCTTTTACTTCCCCAGCATTATTACTAGACATTGGCGGTCATAAACTTAAGATGCCAATCGATTGGTGTTTATTAATTGGTGAAGAAGAAACTGGTGACCTAGAAGCTATTCCTTTAACAAGTATTAACGACAGAAGCTTTAAAGCGTTTTCATTTAATAGCTTAACAGGATATAAAGCAGATTTTCTTTCAGTCGAAGTTATGGATGTATACAACGAGGTACAATGGTATAACCCAAAACTAAAAAATGGTCAGTACTTAGCAGTGCCAATAAATGACAAAGAAGAACCCGACGTTGTATATTTTATAAAAGACGTAACACGCAATTCACAAATAGTAGATTATAGTCAGGCATGGTAGTACCACGTAAGTTAGACTTATTTAACGAAATACTACCAGCCATTGATCGTAAAGATTATGATTTTTATGATCGTCTTACTGACGAACAAAAGAAAGAAATACAACCACTTTTATTATTGCGTTGGGGTGCTAGTATAGATATAAACGATCCAATATTATTACATTACTACCTAGCAAGTTTTAATCATCACGCTAATAAGAATTTTTTTAATTTATACAAACATCCTAAATTACAATGGTTAATGATTGCTGCTAGTAGTCCTAACTTGGGTAAGTATAGACGTAAGTGGTTAGGTAAGAAAAAAACAAAAAATCCAAAGGATGAAATTAAAAAACAACTTGCATCCATATACCCAACCTATAAAGAAGATGATATTGAAGTGCTAAGTAATTTTGTAACAAAAAAAGAATTAAAACAGTATGACAAAGACCGTGGAAACTGATGTTACATTTAAATGTAAGTATTGTAAAAAATCTTTTAAACGTGAAAGTACTTTAACAGCACACGCATGTGAAAAGAAGAGACGTTATCAACAAAAAGATGAAAAAGGAGTTCGTATTGGATTCCAAGCATATTTACGTTTTTATGAATACACACAAAATCACAGTAAACAAAAGTCCGTTTATGACTTTATAGACAGTCCATACTATACGGCATTTGTTAAGTTCGGTAGATACTGTACGGATATTAATGCTGTGAACATTCCTCGTTTTATTGATTATGTCATCACAAATAATAAAAAGTTAGACTACTGGACAAAAGATAGTTTATACGGTGAATATCTTACAGACTTATTGTTAACCGAAGACCCTACATATGCATTACAACGCGCTCTTGAATATAGTATTAAATGGGCAGAACAAAACAGTGCCGATAGTAAAGACATACTTAGATACGGTAATTCAAATTCACTATGTTATGCAATTACGTCAGGTAAGATAAGTGCATGGGTGTTGTACAATTGTGATAGCGGTAATAAGTTTTTAGAAAACTTAAATACAGAACAAGCAGAACTTATTTGGGATTATATAAACCCAGATGTTTGGCAAAGTAAAAT